AATTGTCCTTACATTTTCAGATGATGTGAGTAGAGTTCCTCAAATTACACCAATTGCCGTTAGTAATGCAGACAAACAATATCTTGCACTTCAAGAATTATTAGTTCAAAATATTTTAACAGCTCATAGAGTTACTTCTCCAATGTTGATGGGGATTAAAAACAATACTGGATTAGGAAATAATGCAGATGAATTGAATCAAGCTTTTGAAGTTTATTTGAATACAGTAGTACAACCTTACCAAGAAAAGATTTTAAAATGTATTGGAAAAGTTTTAAAAATTAATAAGATTAACATTCCAATTGAAATTATCCAAAATAAACCTATTACAACTCAATTTAATGTTGAGGATATGAAAGCAGTAATGACTCAAGATGAGATTAGAGAGGAGATTGGATTACCACCATTAGAATCTAACGAGCAGGTTGAGGAAGATGAATTTACAAATATGTCTAGTAATCAATCTCTTTTAGATTGGATTGAAAAATATGGAGAAGATACTCCTAATGAAGATTGGGAATTGTTATCGGATGAAATTGTTACAGATGAAGCAGAGGAATTTGATTATGAAGGAGAATTAAATAAATTACATAAAGTAGAATTTGCTATGAAGCCTAGCGGAGCAGCAATTACTACTGATTCTGGAATAGATGAGAGAGATGAATCACAAGATGGAATAGACAGAGAACATAATTTATATAAAGTAAGATACAGATATTCAACTGCAATCTCAAGGACAAACTCTAGACAATTTTGTGTCAATATGTTACTTAATAATAGAATTTATAGAAAAGACCATATCATAAAAATGAATAGTGAGTCTTTCAATCCAGGATTTGGAGGGGGGAGTTCTTATTCAATCTGGCTTTACAAAGGAGGGCCTCAATGTGGTCACTACTGGAGAAGAGAGATTTACTTTTATAAATTAGGAGAGGCAAAAGGAGAGGATATATCAGACGCAACTAAAATAATAACAACAACCGAAGCTCGTAGTAAAGGATTTTATCCAAAACCTAATGAATCAGAAGTATCACGAGCGCCAAGGAATATGCCTAATAACGGATATAAGAATCCACGATAAAAAATAAAACTATGAGAACAAAAGAAAAATTTTATGATAACTTGAGTAAATTTCGAGTATCAAATGAAAAGAAAAAAGAAAGATTAGAAGAATTAAAAAAACAAGAAATACAGAAAGTTGAATTAAGGACTGTAAAAAAAGTAAAAGAAGCAATCAGTCAAGCTGAGGGAGCTATTTTATTGTTAGAAAATAAGATAAGAAGGGATATAGATGCAACTAAAAAAGCTCAAGATGAAGGAGTAAAATTATATGCACTACAAGATAAATTTACAGAAGTTAGAACAGAGTTAGATAAAATAGAACCTAAATTTGATAAATTAGCTACAGCAGCGGAAAAAGAACGCTCTGAGTTAAAAGCAGAAATAGGAGATTCAAAATCTGATGGTCAAATTTTATCCAGTGAAATAATGGGATTGATAGAAGGCGCTAGAGCTCTTGGAGTAGAAAAACCTTCAATCGTAGAGAAAGGACACTCCGTTTCTAAAAAACTACAATCAACTATAAAAGAAGCAGAATCACAATCTAAAAAAATGATAGTATAATCAAATGAGCTATGTATTATTCATAAGTGAAAACAAAATAAAGGACAGTACTGCTCTTGGAGGCAATATTGACAATGAATTTATATTGCCGTATTTGAAAGTTGCTCAAAAGAAATATATAGAAACTAAACTTGGTACAGATTTATTTGAGAAACTTCAAGCTGATATTACTGCAGGTTCTTTAGCAGGAGCATATCAAACTCTTGTTGATGATTATGTACAGGATTCTTTGGTGCACTGGGGATTTTATGAGTGTTTACCATTTTTAAGAGTAAGAGTTTCCAATAGTGGAATTGGAGTAAAAACATCAGAAAATTTAGATTCTTTAAGTCAAGAAGATACAAATAGTTTAAGAGA